TAAAACAAAACGACAACACAAACTATTGGGAGAAAGTTAAATCAGAAATAATAATGTTAAACGAGCAATAACCAATGATAACCTACTTAACATCCCTATGCGCTATTTTCTTTACCTCAACGGTAATATTGTGTCTTGTAAACTACAAAATTAATAAGACCCTCAAGAGAACCAACGAAGAGGCTCAATATTGGTGTGAATTGTACATTAAGACAAGCAAAGAGAATAAAACAGACGAATACGAGGATATTATTTAATTCTATTGGTAATGTCTATAATTCTCAAACTATAGCAATCAGCCTTTATAATAAAATTATTATTCTTATTCAAGGGATCAATCTCACCTTTCCTACACAACGTAGACTTCTCAAAGAAATCATCTCTACTCATAAACCCCAAAAGCCAACCCCTACTGCAATCATCATGCACCATAGTGAAATAATAATAATCACATTCTTGCGTAGCATTTGAACAAGCTACACTAACAACGTAATCATCCTTTGGAGCAAACTTGGTCTTTTTAGTTTTTACCTCAATGGTTTTATCATTTATTATCAAATCGTAATTATAGCTGGATTTATCAACTACATTGTGATTTTCATTATAATAATTTATTATAATCACCTCACCAATTGCTCCATACAACTGACTACCACCTTTAGTGATAGAATTATTCAAATTACTAAAATCATAACGATTTTTAGCCTTATCTAAATCACCTTCTGTAATTGCAACCTCATGCATATCATAATGGTTTGATTATCAGCAGATTAGTTAGCTACCACAAGCTTCACAATCGGGATCATCAATGGAGCAAATATTAACTCCCTTGACTTCCATCTGTATAGAATGAATCCTATAACGAATATCAGCATCGTGAAACATTTCTCCCGTTAGAGAACTCTCTAACTCTTTAATTTGGTCTAACTTTTCTTGCATCTAACAAAAATAATCATTTACCTTCTTGAAAGCAAACAAATTCTTAAAATTTGACGAAAAAAATTTGGTCTTGAAGAAGTGAAAACCCATTTCTGAGAAAACTGTGTATGGTGATACCTAAGGGGTGAGATGGGATAATTGCTGTTGAAGCCACCGTAATAGGGTGGGAGTAGAGCTGTACTTAACATAATGAAGGTTATATAACAAATTTGAAGGGGGTAAGTGGTTGTTTGCTGGTCTTCCTTTTGTCATTATTTCTGTTTGCTCCGATACACTAAACACCATATCAAACTCAATCAAATCAATCAATAAACCAATCAAATCCAATCAAATCAAACTCAATCAATCAATTAACACTATTTAAATACGCTCTAAGCAATCCAATTGCTTTAATAGTGTAATCATATCAAACACAAAGTAAATGCTTTATATAGGCTTATAATAGATAACACCCGTATAGGCATAAAAAAAGCCATCTTTTAAGATAGCTTTAATTGATTTGTTAGTTTATTTATTTAAATAATCATTTTATCCTTTCTTATCAATCCTTTGATAATTCTTATTATTATTTCATGCGATTGGTCAAGGTGATTAATTGCCCAATGTTTACAGTCATCAATACAGTTAAACTCTTTTATAATTAGCGTTTCATCGCTATAAATCATGTACTTTGATTTGCGTTTTATATTATATTCTATCATGTTTTTTTAATTTAAAATGTATTTATCTCTTAAGTTTTTTTTCATCCATGGTTTATAATCATTCACTAACTTAATTAAGTAGGTTTTTGATATTACAAATGAATTAGTGGGGTGATGATCAGCTATCCATCCTCTAACCATTGATTTTATTACTACTTTATCATAGCCCCAATCATTAACTGATACTATTTTTAATTTATCATCTGTAAAGCATTGCTTTGCATTTCTTATATAATGTTTCATGTCTTTTTAATTAATGTAAATAATGTTATTAAATCGTTATCTGTCATCTCATCTAACTCAACAACGTTTGTTCCCTTCTTTATTTCAAGGTAGTTTAAGCCGTTATCGCTATATTGAACGCCTTTATAAATGGTAACTTTAACCATGCCAAAACGAGCGCTATTAATGTATTTAACACCCATTAATGATCCGTCTTTTTGCGGTATAAACTCAAGTTGAAACGTCAACCCCTTAGATGCTTCTTCACCTATAGGATCTATTTTAATATCTGTTTCTTTATGGTCTTTATTGTTTGCTGTTGTCGTTCTAATAAGATAATAACCTAGCAAAGCGCATGATATTAAAAGAGCAGTTAAAGCGCTCATTAATGAATAATTTTTAAATCCTTTACACATTTAAAATCATCACTCCAATTGTCGCAGAAAAAAATATAATTATTCATTTCGCTTGCATAACCTTTGATATTAAATCCGTTTGCCGTTAACGTGTTATAGCCTTGCTTTAATATGTCGCCTATTCTATAATCATAACTAAATATTTTAGCTTTTACCGTGTCTTCATTCCATCTTTTCGGCTCATATATTTTAACACGTGCACCGCTAAAGTTGGTAGGCGGTAAGAATTTAACTTTTATTTGTCTATGGTTCTTTACTTTTTTATTATCATATAAATCTTTCATAATTTTTGTTTTTTATTGTTGTAAATACTATAAAAATCATCTTTTTCTATCCATTCGTTCCAACCTTCTAACCAATCTTTTTTATTATAATCTATCCAACCCGATGAACGATCGCGATTAATTTCGTTTAATACATCCGTCATTGTCCATATCATAATATTATCGGTTTCTTTACATCTTATTTTAATTATTTTTTTCATGTGTTTAAGTTTTAGTTGTTTTGTACAAGTTCAATTAACTCATTCAATGTTCCTCCGCTATCTAACCAATCTTTTTGTTCTTCAACTGATATTGTTGTAATTATTTTTATAAGTTTATTATCAATGCTGAATGTTCCTGTGTTAATATCTATTGGTTTCATAATTTTATTATTTAGTTAACATTTCTTTTATCTCTTCATCCATGTTTTGGATTTCTTGCATGGTATAACCCATTGCTTTTAATACTTCTTCTTTATGTTCTTCTATGTGCATAATCATATCTCTTTCCAGCTATCTAGTTGATAAAAATTAGGTGAGTCGGTGTACTCACTTGAGTTGACCTTAGTCAAGTTCAGTTCATCAGCGACATAGTTAATATGTCTAGTTGTTGTAGATGTATACTTTCCATGAACATGTAGTTCATCACCTATGATGGTTGCAACTCTTGTGCGGTATGATATAACATCGTTACCGTCTCTTTGTAATGTGTTGGTATGTCTTTTAAATTTAGTCATTGTTATTATGTTTAAAGTTTTATAATTATTTATTGTTTTTAATTTGTTTTTTTATGTCGTAGATGTCATCATAAGAATCAATGTAATTTTTAATCAATTCTTTAATGTGTACTGATTCTATAGGTTTTTTATTGATTGGGCGATTAATATATATTGACAATTCACGTGAAATTTGATTAAGTGGTAAATATTCGGATAAATTCATAATCTTTGTTTTTTACGTTTTTTATAATAGTTTTTATTATTCTTTTCCTCGCGTCTTGCAAGGATTTCAAGCGTTACAATGAACAACGCAAATAGGACGTACAAAATCATAATAAACCGTTTAAAATGCCGTAAATGAGTGAGAAAATGCAAGTTGCAACCAATGTGCAACCAATTGCAAACGAAACAATGTTAAAAATTGTTTCAGCTTTGTTAGTGGTGTATAATAGACTTTTCATGGTGTTATATTTATGTTTAAGATTTGATTAAGACACGGCATTTAATACCGTGTTTCTGCCAATTAGGCTTCATCAGTTAACCTTTATAATCAATTATATTGTCCTTCACTTTCCATATATTCACTCCATAGATTTGAAATCTTATTATTGGTATTCAGATAGTCAATTATTTTACCGTCTTGAATTACATAAAAATTGTTGTTATAATCTGAAGATATACCTACAACACCTTCATAGTCAATAGATTCAATTTCACATTTATTCAACATGTTTAATATTTCTTGATTTTTTTTTGAGATTTTCATAATCTTATTGTTTAGGTTAATTAATTATTAAGCGGTAAGGCTGAATATTCAGCGCATTTTAAAATTCCTTTCTTTTCATAAGATTTATCGTATTCGACAAAGACAATTTTATCTTTTTTGAAATATGCTCCATCAGATATATTGTAATAATCAACGGCAAAATATTTGCGTTCAAATCGACAAAAACTATCTTTTAAAAACTCTTTTTTACTTGTTAACGTCTTGTAAATGATGTCATTTTTTAAAACATCTTGTATTTTGATAGGATATCTCATAATGCTAGTAATTTTAGTAAATGCTAATTTTGTTAGTATTTCGGCACATTCGTTGCGCTCCATGTGTAAGACTACTAACTCCATAGTTAATATGCAACTATTGAAACCAATAATTAATAAATACTTTTCAACAATAGTAAATTAATTTTAATGTTGATAACTCTTTATAAGTCAATGACATATAAAAGAACGTGCACACGTGATAATTAATAAAAACAACAATAACAAATTATTTTTAAATAGTTTTCAACAATGACATATTAGTTTTCCACATCTGCAAAACACAAATCTGTCAACAAATTTGGTCTGAAATTTGGTCTGAATTTGGTCTACAATTTGGTCTAAATATTTAATGTAAATATTTTATAATAAAAATTATTTTTTAAAAAAAAATAAATAATTATTTTAAATAAATAAAAAATAAAACTGAGTGATTTGTTGAGGATATTTTGAGTGAAAACATCTCATTATTTAGTGGAGATTACCAGCAGATATGTGTGAAATTATACCTTGAAATGTGGCTATAAATTTGGTCTAAATTTCTTACAGAATACACGGAGAATTGTGTCTAGAAATTAGTTGGATTTATTTATAAAATAATAAAGGGAAACCAATTACGATTTCCCTCTAAATATTTAATGCATTTGTGTAGCATTATTGTCTTAAAATCTTAGTGTTTTTTGTAGAGGTATTCCTTAACTAGGAAACCCATTTGAAAGTGAGGTAAAAATATTCTCATTTAGAATATGAACCACGGTATCCCCCACCGTATCCCTCTTAGTAATGAAGGATGTTCTCGCAATCTAAATTCATTGGATAAGGTATTCCATAGGTCTTTGTATACCTCCCGTACTTATGCCAACAATCTAATGAATCTAGATGATCTATGTGCTTATCATATATCTTATCGTGATCGTAACAGAACACACCTTTAATGGTACGGCAGAACATGATTAAGTTCTTGCCATACCTTCTTTTATCTATCAAGAAATAATTCTTAATCATTTTCGTATCTCCTATCCATAAAATAATCAACAGCTGCCTTTATCTCGTCATCAGCTTCAGCTAGGTTTCTTATAGCCTCCATTGCATTCTTATAAAAGTCATCAGTAGAGTGATCACCAATTCCAACGGGATTATTAGACATAATATCTAAAGTAACTAATGCCTTAGACCTTTTTGATATTGATTCTGCAATTAGCATATTATACAATCTAAGATTGAATTGTTTGTTCTCGTTCTTTTTCTCTTTCTCTTTCATTTGATTTTTTTATTTTATAATTGTTTCTAAATCTAGAATCTTTAGATGAATACCAATCCAATATATTATTTGAAAAAACCCAATCATAATTAACGGTAACAACGTCCTTGGAATAACCATGAACTATATTATCCACCTCTCTAGAACTTGGGTGCTTATTATTATCAATCCTCCTTAACTTATGAAGTTTTTTTTGATTATCGGTTCTACATTTAACTGAGCAATACTTTTTTGCCCTACCGTTAATTCCTTCTTCAGCCTTTTTATTAAAAGTCTTATTACAAGCAGCACAAATCATTTAGTCTTAGGATTTGGAGTTGGATTTATTATTTCAAATAATTGCTTTAAGTTTTGGTCTTCATCCATATTTATGAGTTTTTAAATTATTAATACTCAAATCTAAAAACCATGTCTGACAAATCCAAAATTATCTTTAAAAATATTATATTTTGATTTATAATCTTTTTTTACTGAAAAATGATTAATACCCTCAACCGCCTCAATGGGTAGTACATACCAAGAATTAAATATTTTAAAATAAATAGCAAACCAATCTACCTCCTCCTTTGTGTAATCAATTTTAACATGACATTGATTATCTTTCTTTTTTAGATATTCTGTAGACTTAACTTGAACACGATGTAAGACACTATCTACATCAACGACTAAATCATACCTTGTGTAATGCGAGAATGGCTTAGAGACGATGTATCCCATCTCTATGCAACGTGTAGCGAATAAAGACTCGGAATACTCTCCTAATTTCATAATAGACTTAATCTTGCTTGATTTTCTTTGTCAATTATGTAAGTATCTCTAACATACTCACCCAACTCTTTACCTAGCATCTCTCTTAGAGATTTATCAAGAGTTAATTCTAACAATGACTCAACCCACTCATCATCATTTGAGCATAAATCAATATTTGCTCCCGTACGTGAGAAGGTAATCATATCTGATCCAACAAATGGTAACCACTTTGCTCCAGCCTCTAATACCTTCAGCTCGCTCTTGCATCTGTTAAACTCATTATCAAGTAATGGGGCAATAACTATATCCATTTGATCAAAGAATCTAGCATATTGATTTACCCTAACACCACCCGAAATAAATACGTTAGTATTCTTACCATCATTGGTGAAAATACCTAATTGATGATGCCATACCTTCTTAGCATGAGGAGTAACAAAATCCGCACCCGATAACTGTAGCACCATATTCCTACGAATATCCTTATTTCTATTTAACCTAGCTAAAGGCACTTTCATTTGGTCTAAATCACCGTAATGAGTTGTACTTCCAGCATATCCAATTACTGTTTTATTTCTATTCTTTGATTTTAATTTCTTATCTGTCCATTGTGGATCGTTAAGATCAATTGCATTACGAGCGACAATAACGGGTTTATTGGTGAAATAATCCTCTATAATTACTTTAAGATATTCTGTGCTAGTCCATACGTAATCA